GCTCTAACACCACGAGATATGGATTTTGCAAAGATGAAACACATGAGTGCAACTGATATAGCACTTTGTTTTGGAGTCCCATCACAATTAGTTGGAGTGCCAGATGCTCAGACCTACGCAAACGTGGCAGAAGCTAGACTTGCCTTATATGAAGAAACAATAATTCCACATCTCAAAAAGATAGCTAGTGATCTAAACGAATGGCTTGTACCTATGTTTGGTGAAAACTTAAACCTTTCATTTGATATAGATTCCATTCCTGCACTTTCAGAAAGACGTAAAAAGATTTACGAAAATGTAACCAGTGCAGTAAGAGAAGGAATTATGACAAGGAATGAAGCAAGAAAGATAGTTGGCTTAGAACCTGTTGATGGTGCTGATGGTCTTTATATATCAGCAACCTTATTTCCTCTCAATGAGGAAGCTGTCCCTACACCAGAGGTTACAGATAACGATGAAGACGCAAAAGATTATGAAGAGTATCTGGATGAAGATTTTAAAAATGATGAGATTACTAATTTTCCAAAAAGAGGAGATGATAAAAAAATATCTTTACGCAACTCCAACTACCCTCAGTTTGATTATGAGTTTGCTTCCAATGTAAAAGATGGCAATGAAGATATCTGGAGAGCAGGTGGCAACATAAGAGGAAACGAAGCATTTATGTTATGGAGCAGAGCTAGACAAGGTTCAGAAACCCCTGCTGTATTAGATTGGATAAAAGAAAGAGAAGCATGGGCAGCTAGACATTTTAGAGATGGTAGACAGTTTTCTGATGGCTCTTTAGAACCTAACTTGTCAAATGTTGCAGGTGTGATTAGTCAGCTTAAATGGGGAGTTATTGGTACTTTAGGTGAACAAGGCATGAAAGATGTGGTCTTAGAACTTACCAAAAAACTAGAGGGTAGAAAAGATGACCTTGAATTTAGTAATCAGTATTGGTGGATGCTCATTGACGAAAAAGATATGTCAGACAAAGAAGAAGAAAAACAAGTTTCTGCAAAAGTAAAAGAAGCTCTTAAAAATAAAGTAGATGAACACAACGAAAAGTATGGAAGCAATCCGACTAAAAGGGTAACACTAAGAACTCTTGAAGCTGTGTTCCGTAGGGGTGTGGGAGCTTTCAATCAGAATCCATCTTCGGTACGTCCTGCAGTAAGAAGACAAGGTGGTGCTGATCGTTGGGCATACGCCAGAACGAACAGCTACTTATTTGCCCTGCGAACAGGAAGGTTTCAAGGTGGCAAACATGATACTGATTTATTTCCAAAGGGACATCCACTATCTTCTAAATGAAACGCACTCTTAGAAAAGAGCTATACAGACCAAGAAGCCGAAGAATAAATACTAATGCTGAGTTGCGTAAAACAACTTTACTAAGAAATAATCTTTCAAGAACATTTAATAGAAAGCTAATTACAACCTTTAACAGTTTTGTTAGAGAGGAAACAGATGCTTTAGATAACAGTCAGAGCTTTGTGATTGAAAAGGCAGTACGAAATCTTAATGACAAACTCACGCCTTTATTTGAATCTGAATACAGAAAGGTTTTTGCCATCGTTTATAGAAACAATGAAAAGAAATATAAACAGGACAAAAAACAAGATGGAACAGTCTTTGGGAGAAATGTTTACTTAGACCCTGTAATTAAAAAGTTTTTAGAAAACAGAAGCAGAATCTTTTCAGGCATAACCATCCAAATGTCCAGAAAGTTAAGAGATATCATTGCTCAAGAATTTGAGTCAGGACAAACTTTGCCACAAATCACATCTGCAATCAGGAAAGAATTTGGTTTTTTCTCAAGAAGGAGAGCCAATCTGATAGCTAGAACAGAAACCCATACAGCACTTGGGTTTGCTAATCACGATTACCATAAAAACTTCCAAGCTGATACAGGCATCACTATGTTAAAAAGATGGAGAGCTACCAATGATGCAAGAACAAGAAGTTTTCATAGTGAAGCAAATGGTCAAACAGTACCGATGGATGAAAAGTTTACAGTTGGTGGTGCTGAGATGGACTACGTTGGAGACCCTGCAGGTGGAGCTAAGAATGTTATTAACTGTAGGTGTGTTGTTATTTATGTGGATGAACAAGATTTTGTAGATGGTGTCCCTGCACTAGAATCACCGACTGGAGCAAATAGTGGAAACAAACCTTATGGTTTGACAGAAGCAGAAGAACTTACATTTCATCAGAAAGCAGATTGGGAGCTAGGTGAAGCACCAGTCCTAAGAACAGTGAAAAACGCTTCTCCAGTAAAAGTTAATAAAGGAGCAGCTTCTTTTGAGTATGACCCAATAAACAAAACAATAAACATGAAGTCAGATGTATCAGACTTTAAAACAAAAGTTTTATGGAGACATGAATATGGTCATGCACTAGATGCAGATAAAAAATTTAAAGATGCCATTGTTGAAAAGTTTAATTTAAATGAGATTGAAGAATTTAGGGTCAGAATTTTGGGTGGAGGGGTTTCATCAATCGCCAATAAACAAATTATTAGAGATAGAAGAAAATTAATGAGAAAAAATAATGAAGCATTTGATGAATACACACTGAATACAAAAGATGGACTTGAATTTAAAAAAAGTTATGCAGAAAGATTTGGTTTCAAAAACCTTAATGTAGAAGATGGTGTTTATGACTCTATAAATATAAAAGACACTACAAAAGCTATTAGAGATTATTTAAAAGATACTGATGGTTTTTTAAACACAGAGTTTTTGGACACATTATTTGGTACTCAAGATTGGGTTGAGCAATTTATAAACATAAACTTAAAAAGGTCTTTTAGAAAAAATGGGATAGTGAATAAATCAAATGTTGATAACTTGCTTAATTCACTTGGTCAAATCAAATATAATGTTGGTGGTCTAGGTTATCTTGATGATCTTTACAGAATCGGTCAAAAAATTGATGGAGTCGCAGAACTTCACGAAGAACTTTTAATGTTTTCTGACTTTGTTGGTTCAGTTTCAAATAATAATTTTTTCAGAGGTCATCCAACAGAGTACTATAAACAATTTTTAGGCATGGATGGTGGTGTAACTATGGGTCATGCAGCAGAAGCATTTGCTAATTATACTTCTTTAATGGGTGGTAAGAATGCAAGGTTATGGAGAGAAATTTTAGAACAATATGTGCCAGATACTTTATCAAGATTTGATGAATTATTTGATGTTCTTGAAACTCTAGTATAAAGATTTTGGTGTCAATTCTGATGATAAAATTCTATCAACATCTTCAAGTTTTATTTTTTCATTGTTTTCAATAGCTAAATTAAATAAAACACTTAAATCATCTTTTACTTTTTTACTTAGTGGTTTTACGTTTTCCAATAAATACAGATTTCCAAATGCAGGTCTAATATCCTGTAGAGCATTACGATATTTTGTAGCAAGAGCATCAATCTTACTATCACCAAAATCATCTGTTGGGTCAATTTTAATAGCCATAGAGATAAATTTTAAATCTAAAATAGGCAAGGTGTAAAGTTTTCACACCTCACCTTTGTCTGTTATTAGTCTAATGGAATAAACCTCATAAATGGTTCTTCTTTATAATCATCAGGCAACCACTCAATTTTTTCTTTGATAGTATCAATATCAATATTGACGTTGGCATTACCACCTTCATCATCAGTGCCAAGAATCAAACACCTGCCACACAAAGCAACAGGGTTTGATATTTTAAACTGAAAGTATCTTTGGTCATCCTTCAACTTACCTTCATCGTCAAAGTAAATGTAGTCATCACCAAAGAAGTGTTGAGCATCAATAGTTGAACACTGCAATAATTTATAAATCATTTTCAAAGTATCTGGGTATTCAACATACGATACCGAACAATCAAATGGGTCAATGAGTATGGCTCTTACGTTTTTCATCTTTGTATTCCCCATACAGTCATGTGATTTATAACTTCGTTTAGATGCCCAGACATTGCTTGTACTTCATCTTCTGAAAACGCAAATGGAAGTTCTTGCATGAACTGCCAAATTTTCATATTGTCTTTATACATCTTTTTAATTTTTGTGTCAGAGAGTTTATCAAGGTCGTTGCATGTCGCACTTAGATCATTAATAAAATCTTCTGAGCTTAGATATTGTTTTTTCATTTTAATTTCCTGCCTTTCGGCTTTTTTTCAATTACAAGTATTATATTAATGATTTTTTACAATTAATCAACCCCTTTTGGGTCTTTTTATCATTTAATTTAGTATCACCACTAAATATTGTGTAATATTAGGGTTTGTATTACTATATATAGAAAATGCCTATACCAAAACCAAGAACGACAGAATCTAGGCAACAATTTTTAGATAGATGTATGGGAGATAAGACTATGGTTGATGAATATTCAGATTCAGGACAAAGATCAGCAGTCTGTAACAGTAGTTATAATTCATATAAAGAAGATTCTTTAGAAGGCAAAGAGGAAGTCAGAGAAGACGTTTTTACAACAGAGGAAGAAGCTCTAGCAAGAGCAGAGGAAATTGGATGCAGTGGGACTCATACCCACGATGATGATGGCAATTTAGTATTTATGCCATGTTCCAGTCATGCAGATTACACGAGATTAACAGGAAGAGAACTTAGTGGTTATGGTTATGGAATGGGCAAAAAACCTAAAAAGAAAAAACCAAAGAAAAAAGAAGAAGCTGAATTTATAGATTATAAAACTGAATTTAAAGGTAAGTATTTAGAAGAGGAAGAAGACAAAGACTATGGAGTGTTTGAAGGATATGGGTCGGTCTTTGGCAATAAAGATTTAGGCAATGATGTTATAGAAGAGGGAGCTTTCATGCGAACTCTAAAAAGAAAAAAACCGAATCAAATCAAACTTTTATATCAACATAAAACAGATATGCCGATTGGGGTCTTTGATGAAATTAGAGAAGACAGTAAAGGTTTATATGTAAAAGGTAGACTTGCCCTGCAAACACAAGCAGGTAAAGAAGCGTATGAACTTATGAAAATGGGTGCATTAGATGGTCTTAGTATTGGCTTTAGGGTAAATCCCAAAGAAGTTGAATACGATAGACGTGCCAATAAAAGAATAATCAAAGAAGCAGAATTAATGGAAGTATCACTTGTTACTTTTCCGATGAATCCTAAAGCTACGATTCAATCAGTAAAAGGCGAAGATATTTCAATTAGAGAATGGGAGAATGGACTGCGAGATGCTTTCAATCTATCACGTTCTGAAGCAAAAGTGGCAGCAGGTGCTGTACACAAGTCGTTTGATCAGCGAGATGCTGATAATACAACACAACTCTTAGACGAGATAAAAAACTTAACTGAAACCTTAAAAATTCTTAATAATTAGGAGGACATTATGTCAGAAGATATTAAGAACAGCATAAACGATCTTGGAAGTGCTTTTGAAGAATTTAAAAAAGTAAATGATGAGAGACTTGAAGCTGTAGAAAAAGGCGATGGAACAGCGTATTTAGACGAGAAGTTAGA